AGTTTCTGTGTTGTACTTATAAGTTCCATTTACAAAGTTAATAATTTTTGTGTCAATAGCGTTCTCAATGAACACTCTATAATCCTTATCTCTATCATTAATTACTCTAGAGAACTTATTTGGATCATCATTAGCCATCTTAATAACTTGAGCCCTAACAAATTCCGTAGAATTATCCTTAGTTCTAATACCTGTTAATTTACAGAAATCTAATATTTCTTTATCAGTCATGCCTACAGCAATTTGAATCGCTTCAGCGGACTCAACCATTTTTTCAGTATTTACCATTTCCTGTTCGATGGTATCTTCAAAAATTAAATGCTGAGATATTCCAGGATAACCCTTTAACCAAGTATAAACAGCATTATCATATTCATCATTAATATCAAATACTGTTGCGGTAGTTCTCATTACAAATTCTTGTTGATTACCATTTATATCAAGCAAAACTTTTTTTCTTCCACGATCTCTTGGATCTTTGTAGCTTGAACCTAAACCTAAATAAACAAATCTTTTTGGTTTTTTTACTCTTACAATAATAGGATGTTTCATCTTTCTCTCTTTTTAAATTACTTGTTTGCGTTCTAAAGGGAGAGATTTCTCTCTCCACTTATAGTATATAATCTATTAGTCAGCGTGTACAGGAGTAAGTATACCACAAGACAAAGGATTACGAACAATGATACCAGATTCAGACATGATTTGACATGTAAATGAGTCATCACCGTTAGCAGCAAGCATTGATTTTTGGTCGTAAGGGTTAACCATACCAGGAATATATTTCTTGATATAATTACGATTAAATCCGTCAGAACCTTTAGCAACCAACTGAATATTAGGCACTCCATCTACAGACGAGAAGTCTAAGAATACCATTTTACCAGACATAGTACCATCAGCACCACCAGTACCTACAGCACTACCATCGTATGTAGCAGCAGAAGAGTGAACATTTACATCGTCAAATACAGGGCAGTAAGCAACAGTCATTTTGTTACCTAATACATTGTAAGATACAAAGTTAACACCTAAAGATACACTAGATCCAGTTTTCATAGATTGCATAGAACCACCAGTAGCAGCAGTTTCACCCACAGAAATATCCTTCATAGCTCTATGGAATTGGTATCTACCTTCAGTTCCAGTAAATACTACCCACTCATTACCTTCAGGAGATTTAGCATTACGAGAAAGCTCTGCAATAAATCTAGCTAAATTATCTTCTGTCAATCCAGTTTGAGGATCATAACTACCAGTATTTGCAGTATCAATCTGAGCTAAAATACCATCACCTCTTAAGTTACCTTTATTATCACCAACATCGCCAGATTCACCAGGGAATCCATCAGCGTCAGTACCAACCATGTTTGTTTTACCAAACCATCGTTGAAGCTCTAATTGGTACATAAACTCATCAGTAAACAACTTCTCAGCAGTAAAGTACCATAGTTTAGAACCATTGTTTTCAATCCAGGTTACATCAGTTAATGCACCACCTGTGATAGATAATTTACTTCGATTAATTGTTAACCAGTTTTTGTAAGTATCTGGGTAAGCCGTGTGTTCTGACACATCAGCACCTAAAGATCCTTCACCAAAAGATGAACCAATTTTACCAAGGAATGAGCTACCAGCGATAGCTACGTTACCATTGCTAAATCGGAATTTGTAATTGTAACCAGTACCACTATCTACGGCCTTTTGCTCTGTAGGGCGTGTAGTATCAGCAGAAGCACCATCAATACCAACTACCTGACCAACATTTCCGCCAGAATCAATAACCAAGTCATTTAATGCTAAATAATTGTTAATAGTAGGAATTACTAATTCACCAGTTTGGCTTGCGCCAGTCGATGTACCAACAAAGGCATGAGTTACTTGTACTTGTTGACTTGTTCGGCCTAAAACTTTCCATTCGAAAGATTTATCACCTGCAATTTTTACGTTAGCGTGACGACCTGTTTTCTCTAACAAGTATGTCAAGGCATAACGAGGGTACTGCTCAATTAAAGTACTTGAAATTTCAGGGTACTTTAAAAGATTAGCTACCAACGAATTTGATGCTTGTGTATCTACACCAAACACTCCGCTTTTTGTTTTCATTTCTTTTTTACAATTTAATTTTTAAAAAATAGTTTAAATTGCATTTACTTTATTCTTCATCTTAAAACGTAACATTGACTGTAATAAAATTAATCTCCCATAAATGCTGAAGGATCGAATCCAGAACCTGTCTTATATTTAGGCTTACTGTTTCCTCTACCTCCTTTATTGGTAAGGTTGTCTAATACACTACCTTTACCTTCTTCAAAGCCTTGCGACTTCAGCAATTTCTGTATTTGTTGTCTGTTCTTCCATAAGAACGCTGCCTCCGCAACATTGGCATGAGACTTATATATGTCCTCATTGAAATTACCAGTTGTTATATATTTATACAGATCTTTTCTTTGTTCTACCGTTACTTTTCCGCCAAGATAGTTATCGAAACCCTTTAAGTGAGTTTGCAATTCCTTTCTAGACTTCTGTTGAGCCTCCACCAACTCTTGCTGTTTGGAATCCTCTTGATTCTTAATGTTTGTCTTTTCAGTTCGAATAGCATTTTTTAATTGCTTTCTAATCTTCAGAGCCTCATGTTTAAGCATCCCAGAATCTTCCATTCTATCCAAGGAGTCATCAACATCGTACTCATCCATACCTGTAGCTTTCATGTCAGCAGACAAGAGCTCCCTATCTGAAAGCTTTAAGTATCCTTCGTACTTTGATGTCGTATCATTACCAACTTCAGGCTCATTCTTAGAGTTTAAAGCTTTAATGATGTCTTCTTTAGACGCACCTTCTAATCCCAATTCGTTAGCGACTGAATCCCAATCAACTCCTTGTTCTTTGTCGGTATCAACCTCAGTTTCTTCTTCAACCTCTGTTGAAGCTTCAACATCCCAATCGTCATCTTCTTTATCAAGGATTTGCTCCTCTTCAGGATCATCTAAACTTTCAGAACCCCAATCGAAATCAGAGTCATCACTTTCTGAGCCATCTTCAACTAGCGCATCTTCCACGACAGTTGATTCCTCTACATTATCCTCTCCTACTAAAGATGAAGACTCTTCCTTTGCAGGCTCTTCATCAACCTGACCTACTGTCTCTACCAGTTTGTCAAGCCCAGCGAAAGCTTCAGGATTAAACTCCTTAACTTCTTCGCTTAATGTTTCCTTTTTTTCCATTATCTCTTTTTGCAATATTACTAAAAATTATTGACATACCAAATTAATTTTTGACTTGCCCCTTTAATTGACCTTCCATTTGCCTTAAAGCTGCGTCTGCTTTTTTTGTTCCATACGCATCATCTGACAGTATTTCTGCTGTTTCTAGTTTAGACTGATGCTGTATTTCAGCAACTTTAATTCTAGTTTCATTATCAAGCTTATTCATCTCTACTTCAACCTCAAGTTTTTGCTGTTCAGCTTGAGCCTCTGCTTGAGCTTGTTCAGCCATAGATTGTTGTTGTTGTGCTTGCATTTCTTTAGCAGCTTCCAATCCTCGCTCTAAAATATGTTCAGCCTCAGTTAAAGTATCTGACTTGTATATTCTAATAACATCCAGCATATCTATCTGCCCTGCTTGTAAGGCTGATTGAGCGAGCTGAGAAACAGCTGCTTTCATTTCCTCATCTTTACCACCATCACCTAAGAATACTCCATAATCATTTAACTGTACGTCTGGTAATATGGAGATAAACTTGTAAGTTCCATCACCAAATACAGTTGCAGTCTTCTTACCTTCGCTCCACGCAATCTTCATAAGATTAGCGCAACGCATTAATACGTCTTGCTTAACCATGTCATGTGACCAGAACCAAGACCTAGTAATTGTAGCTGACTGAACTACAGCTCTTTGCTGATTACCTACTTGTTCGTATTGCTCAACCTGACCTTCACGTTGTTTAGTTACGCCTGATACTTGACCAGCCATATCTTCCAACATAACTTTAAGGTTTATAAGTTGTTGAACAGAACTAGACAAGGTAAAGTCTATCTGCTGGAATTGATTAAACGTCTGCGCCTGTAACCCCTCATCCTTAGAGTTAATAGGTATAATACCGTCATTTTTGATATGATACATAATGTCCTGCATATTCATACCAAGATTAGCTGGCATCTGGGCTACATCATATACAACAGCCTTACCACCTGATCGTGCCATAGAAAGCTCTATATGATACATTACAATATTGTATAACATCTGAACATTCTTAAGTAGGTCTACCATAGACACAGAACTCCCTGTGGTGTGATTTCTAATACACCCTACGTAACTTAAGTTAGCAGCACTAGGATCATCTAAAGAGCGTATTTGATTAGGAACTCGCTGACAGTTAACCATAATCTTACCACCAATCTTTGTAGCCTGCCAAATATCATCAATAACAACTTTACGAATCTTTTCACCCTTTCTCTTCCTGTACTTATCAGACACCATTTTTCTAAATGGCTTTTCATTGTCATGCTTATTAGGGCTTAGTTTGTATTGTATCTTCTTTAAGGATCTCCACTCTGCGTGTACAACTTTAACTCTTAATTCACCAGACTCACCTTTTACATACCAATTTCTGTATTCTGACTGTATATCTATACTATCCTGTTTAGATAGGGATTCTATAAGCCTAATATCATCATCAGAAAGAACCTCACCAAATTCATCTACAATATCACTAGGGGAAAGCCATCTTTCTTCTGAAATCCAATTAGCCTCACCTAAATCATCAGTTTCACTTGTTAAATCATAAGTTAAAGATCTAGGATCTACTCTTCGGACTTGTGGATCACCATCCTTTATCTCAATTCTATAGCACTCTTTTCCAGTTATTAATAAATCCCTGAATCCTTCCTTAAATTTATTTTTAAGTTTATATCGGTTAACCAGAAACTCTAAGCCATCCTGAACAGACTCCTCTATAGATTCCCTATAATTGTAACGCATAAAGGTGTCTATATCATCTGGAACTGGAATATCCTGCCCTTCAGTATTAGTCTCCATACCTAAACTCTTCATCTCCTCCTTAACTTCTTCTAGGAGTTTATTCATAACCATAGTAACCTTATGGTCTTCCTTCCTGTTAATAGCTTCTTGGTTTACAGTAACCACTTTAGTATCAAGAGGTCTATGTA